AAAATAAGTAAACAAAAGTGTTGACATCTTCTGAGGTTTTGCTATTCTAAGAGCATAAACAAACGGCTTGGGAGGCCACCAACATGAACACATTGACTACCAAAAAATTTACCGGAACCAGCAAGCGCGGCAACCAATTTGAGGTTTTTAGCGTTAATACTGTCGAGAGTAACGGCACCTTTGTTGGACGGGGTAAAACAGTTAGAACCTTCGCAAGAGTTTGTGGTGTTGAAGTTGAGTGTGAGACTGGGTGTGCGTTTACTGCGCCTAGTTGTGTTGAAGCAGCCGGTTTTTAAGACCGGCTTTTTTTTGGGAGAAAAAAATGGGAACTCAAGTAATTTATGAGTGGCGCGTAAATAAGTGCAGTGAGTACGGAGACATTGAGCACTTTGACACGTTTGATAGCTACAAAGAGGCTCGTGAGTGGGAGCGCCAGCTTCACGCGCATGGCATGGATTTAAGGGAGTACACGGAGATTGAGCTAGGCCGTGACGTTTGGTGCGATGACAACGGATTACAAGAGCGTGGTTACGCAACCGTAAATGAAGACGGCTCATTGCCAGAGCGGTTTTGCTGCGGAGCCAAGGTACCAGCCTATTTGACCAAGTATCTAAAAATAAAGGAGGCAAAGTAATGCCGATGGACAAAGAGTATCCGATAGAGATAGACCGTCAGACCTATGCTGACAAAGTGCTACCCCTCATCCAGAGCGGGCAGCTAAAAGAAAGCGTGACGGGCTGGGGTGTGACCTACCTTTGGGATCATGACACAGGGCTGAATGCGGGCTACATAGTTCCTAATGAGCGTTACTGGAGAGTCGGACTGCATATCAACTGGGCAGAGAAGCTTGACATAGTGGAGGTGAAGCAATGAGCCAGCAAGACCGAATCCTTACCTATTTGCAAGATGGTCGCGTGTTAACCCGCCTGAATTCGTGGACTGAGCTTGGCATACTGGAAGCGCCAGCGCGGATAAGCGAGCTTAGAGCTAAAGGCCATCAGATAGAAACCAAGATGGTTCCAGTGCGCAACCGATTTGATGAGATAGTCAAGATAGCCCACTGGACACTCAAGTGTTGACATGGCAACGGTTTTGACTACACTTTTCTGGAGGCCAACAAAGTTTGAGGTTGAGCTTATACTCACCGCCATACGTGAGGCCTCTGATTTGTGTGACGAGAGCGGCGAAGATGTTGCAATCCTGAAGTCACTAGACCTCTGTTTTTTGCGCAACGCACCAGACGACCAAGTCGTCGAGATTATTAGGAGATCAAATGCAACTGACCCAAATGCCCGTGTCGGATATCAAGGAGTATGCTAGAAACCCTCGCCAGCATTCTGATGAGCAGGTTCAAGAGATAGCGAACAGCATCACTCACTTTGGCTGGAAAGCGCCAATACTAGTCGACGACACAAACACCGTTATATCAGGGCATGGTCGACTTAAAGCCGCGAAGCTCTTGGGGCTAGAAACTATTCCTGTTGTAGAGACGGGCGCTATATCTCCAGAAGACCGCGCAGCGTATGTCATCGCTGACAACCGGCTTGCTGAAAAGTCCTCATGGAGTGTAGAGCTGCTGCAACTTGAATTTGATTCACTACGAGACTTTGACTTTGACATGAGCCTCACGGGCTTTGACATTGAAACAAGGCTCGCCACTTTTGAGCCTGAGCTTCAACCAACCGCAGCAAATAGAGAAATAACAGATGCAGACGTATTAAAAACCGCAGATCGCATGGATGTGATGGGCAACGCTCCACAAGAAATGGAAGTGCTTTGCCCGCATTGCGGAGAAGAGTTCGCCATATCAGGAAGCTAACATGGATAAAGATCAAATAGCGCAACTGCTCTATGATGCAGAGTACAAGTTCGCCAAGACAATGCCAAAGATACCTCACAGCTACACCAAGATATATACATGGGATGATCCAGAGCTTTTCTATCAAGTGGCAGAGGGCATTCGATATCATGGGGTGTATGAAAAGTTCTTTAGAAAGACCTACGTTTATTTTTACGCTGATGGCTACAAATATTGGGTCATGGACGAAAACCCAAGAGATGCCATATTGATTAACAGAGCAGAGGCGCCAGAGTCCCTATGAAGTGGATAGTCAAAGCAGTTCCTGAGCGGGCTGATTGCGTAGAGTATTTACAAAGACACATTCCTAAGCTGCGTGTCTGCTGGGATGAAAAGCGGTGCGCCATTGACACCTTCAAGCGCTCACTAGAGATGGCTGGCGATGATCGTTGCGTTCATCTGGAAGATGACATTTGGCTGACCACAGACTTCACCAAAAAGGCAATCAAAGAGATAAACACGCGCCCTGATGCCGTAATTCAATTTTTTTCGATGCGCAAAAAAGACCTAGAGATTGGCAGTCGTTGGGACAACAACTTTCTGATGAATCAGTGTGTTTATTTCCCCAGAGGTCATTCACGCCTCATGCTTGAGTTTTTTGATGGCTGGTGGGAGCAAAATCAAGAGGACCATCCTAACGGCACAGATCAAATGGTCTGCGACTTCCTTAAGGCTCGCAGAGAGAAATACTGGATACACGTACCTAATTTAGTTGACCATCGCCAGCAAAAAAGCGTCATTGACCCACGCCGCAGCAGCAAAAGAATGAGTAAGACGTTCCAAGACAAGGCAGACTAAAATGGATGTGCCTTGGAGCTATCAGATAACGGGCGATCAAAGAACCAATCCAGCCGTATTTGCTGCTCACGTAAAGCTGCCAGACTCAGTAAGGTCACCAGATAATAATGACCTGCTGAAGGTCTGGAACAAAAAAAACTTCAGCAAATCAAATAAGCTCCTGACCACTTGGAACAGAGCCAAGGATAAAGACGGCAAAGCAAAGCTCATAGACGACCCGCACTGGATAGCGGTAAGAAACGGCACACCGCTGCACATTGATCCTAAATATCCAAGATACTCACATCATCTGAAAATACGAGTAGACGCAGAGACCATCTGCAGAGGACTGGACAAACAAGAGTTGGTGCTTCAAAGAGGGCTGTTTTATATCCTTGACACTCACAGCCCGCATCAAGTTTTGGTGCGAGGTGACAACAAAAACGCATGGAACGTAGCGGTGTCAATAGATAGTCATGAGCCGCTACCACCAGAGAAGACGATGCAGCAATGTCTGCTGTACGCAATGACAACTAATTTTTTGGCGGGTCTGTGAAGATATATACCAAGCAAAACGTATTTGAGGCAGCGCTTGATCGCATGCGCTGGGTGTTTGACAACTTCCCGAATGTAGTGGTGTCCTGCTCAGGGGGTAAGGACAGCGACATTATTTATCGGCTGGCTCTTATCGTGGCTGAAGAGAAAGGGCGCTTGCCGTTGCCGGTTGTATGGCTTGATCAAGAAATTGAATGGCAAATGGTCGCAGATCATGTGAAGGGGCTGATGTATGACGAGCGTGTTGACGCAAAATGGATGCAGATACCGTTTTTAATCAGTAATGCCACCAGTCCCGACATGCCTTATCTAGACTGCTGGGATGACATTAAAGAAGAAGAGTGGATACGACCCAAAGACCCAATAAGCATCAAGGAGAACGTGTTCAATGAAACCCGTTTCCACAAAATGTTTGAAGCCTTTTTTGCGAATTGGTATCCAGACCAACCGGCAGCATACTTGGCAGGGGTTCGGTGCGAGGAAAGTCCCACTCGCTACACTGCGCTCACTAGCGCGGAAACGTACCGCGGAGTCACATGGGGCAAACGCCTGAATGAAAGACGTAATCACTACACGTTTTATCCAATCTACGACTGGTCATATACAGACGTTTGGAAGGCTCTGCATGACAATAAATGGCCGTACTGTGAGATCTATGATTACTACTATCAATACGGTACGCCCATACGCGAGATGCGGGTATCAAACCTAAATCATGAAACAGCAGTCCGTAGTCTTTTTATAGCTCATGAAATAGAGCCACAGACATGGGGCAGAATCACTCAGCGGTTGCACGGTACTAATACGGCAGCAGTCCTCAAGGATGACATGACAAAATGCCCCAAAGAGCTTCCGTACATGTTTGATTCATGGAAAGAATACCGTGATTACCTTGTGCCTAATCTCATCACTGACACAGACAAACAGGCATATTTCACCAAAAAGTTTGCCGCGATGGACGCTAAGTTCGCAGACATGCTGCTTAAAGAGCATATGCACAAGATACACATCAAAGCGTTACTGGCTAATGACGTAGAATCAGTGTTGTGTGACAACTGGGAGCGCAGTCCTGTCATAAACAACCTTCTCAAATTCTGGAAAGGCGTACTTCATGATAACAACGCCACAAACCCATATATTGATTGGAGCAAATTCAATGCTGATGGAAGCAGAGTTAAAATCGCTAGTTGATGCCATAAACGCAGCAGACGATCCGGTACAGGCATTGCATGAAGCTCGTATGTACCTGCATCAGAACAGCCCAACACAGCAGCAGCCGGTAGACATGATTCACTGGGTTCCGATTGAAATGGTCAGCCCTAATGACTACAACCCCAACAGTGTCGCTAACAAAGAAATGCAGCTGCTCTACACATCAATCAAAAATGACGGCTACACACAGCCAGTGGTCACCATTTACGATGATGAGCTAAATAAATACGTGATTATTGACGGCTTTCACCGTTACTACACATGCAAAAACAATGCAGATATTCGTGAGCGCAATCACGTACGTCTGCCTATTGTTGTGCTGAATAAGTCAATAAATGATCGCATGGCCTCCACAGTCAGGCATAATCGCGCCAGAGGTAAACACTCAGTAACCGGTATGAGCAACATGGTGTTCAAAATGCTTGATAACGGATGGGAGGACGCAGCTATATGTAACGAGCTTGGCATGGAGCCAGAGGAGTTACTGAGGCTGAAGCATATCACCGGATTCTCAAAGCTGTTTGAGGATGCTGAGTACAAGAAGGCGTGGGTCACAAAGAACCAAATCAAGATTGCTAGGCAATATGAGGACTCAGTAAATGGCAAGGCCACTCAAGGAGATAGACTGGGATGACTTTGAAAAGCTATGCGCTATTCAATGCACCGGAGAAGAGATAGCGGCGTTCTTTAACATCGACTACGACACCCTCAACGCTATATGTAAGCGTGAACGTGGTAAGGGTTTTTCGGACTGTTTCGCACAAAAAAGACACAGCGGCAAAATATCACTTAGACGCCGGCAATATCAGGCAGCTATGGAGGGCAACCCTTCAATGATGATATGGCTGGGCAAAAACTGGCTTGGCCAACAAGATCAATCAGTGCTAGAGGGAACAGTCAAGATAAGCGGGTTTAGGGTGGTCGAGGATGATTCTGGAGACAACAGCCAGCAAGCCTCAAGCTGAATTCATAAACTCTGATGCGCCCTTCCCCGCGTTTGTTGGGGGCTTTGGATCAGGCAAAACACACGCCTTGATACTGAGAACGCTGGCGAAGGTTTTTGGTGACGGTCGAGACCTTGCATATTACATGCCAAC